CCAGACGTAGCAGGAGACTCATCAAGTAAGTCTAGCTATACAAGTGCAATTACAACTGGAAAAGCGTATATCGCAGCTAACTAATGAAATTTAACTTAATTAAAAATGTAGTAGGTGCTTTGGCTCCTACTCTTGGTTCTGCTTTAGGTGGACCATTAGGTGGCCAAGCAGCCTCAGTTATTGCTGGCGTTTTAGGTTGTAAAACAGACCCAGGGTCTATTAACCAGGCTATGCACGTTGCAACTCCAGAACAGATGATGGAGCTTAAAAAAGCAGAGCAAAGGTTTGAGCTGCAAATGAAAGAGCTTGAAGTAGACATTTTTGCATTAGAAGTACAGGATAAACAAGAAGCACGTGGTAGGTTTAGTAAAGACTGGACGGCTAGGATTATGGGCATCGCTGTTGTTGGTGGGTTTATGGGTTACATATTTTTAGTAACTTTACAGCCACCCGAACAGACTTCAGAAGCACTTATCAATTTAGTGCTTGGATATCTTGGTGGATTAGCTTCTGCTGTGATATCATTTTATTTTGGGGCGTCTAACACCCCTGACAAAGATAAGGAGTAAACTATGTCAAATGAGAAACAAGAAATTGATTCGGTCAATTTCGGCGGAGAGCAGTATTTATTAACGGATCTTACCCCCAGGGTAATGGATACACTCAATTTATTAATTAAATTGCAGAGTCAAATAGGTGAAATTGCATTTGATTTAAAGGTTAAACAAAGTGCACAACTACATATTTCTACGGAAGTTAAAACGTTTATTGAAGACGATGATATTAAACCTATTCCAAAAGAAAATGAAGACCTCTGAAGAAGGTAAAACATTAATAAAAAAATTTGAAGGGTGTAAATTACGCACTTATTTAGACGCGGTAGATGTTCCTACAATTGCTTATGGTCGTACAAAAGATGTAAAAATTGGGGATATTTGTACGCAACAACAAGCCGAAGACTGGTTAGAAGAAGAACTAGTTGAGTATGAAGGGTATGTTGAAAAGGCTGTAACCGTACCCTTAGAACAAAATCAATTTGACGCTTTAGTCTCATGGACTTACAATTTAGGACCTTCTTCCTTAAATAGAAGTACAGCCTTAAAATTATTAAATATGTCTGAGTACGATGGTGTACCAGCACAACTTAAACGCTGGAACAAAGCCGGCGGTAAAGTACTTCCGGGGTTAGTGCGTAGACGCGAAGCCGAAGCTGAAATGTTCAAAGGAAACGATTGGAGCATAATATAAATGATCGACGACGTATCAAATAGGCTAGACAAATTAGATAGTAAAATAGATAAATTAGCCGATGCAATAGTATCTATTGCTCGCATAGAAGAGAGGGTAACAACAGTCTTGAAGCAAAATGACAGATTTATCATGCGAATGGATCGTTTAGAAAACAGAGTAGAAACTGTAGAACAAAAAGCAATTGTAAATTCTAAGGGGATAAACATGTTTGAAAGACTTTTTTGGATTGGAGTGTCCGCAATCGCCAGTATAATTGTGTATAATCTAAGATGATATGGCGTATTTTAAACTCATCCAGTTTGGCGGAATTGCTCCTCAAGTCTCACCTAGACTACTAGCAGACACCCTAGCCCAAACAGCTTCCAACGTTAACTTAGAGAGTCAACGTCTAACGCCTATAACTGACGATACAGTTACAAACCCCAAATCAGATGTAACCACTCTTTCTAGTTCTAATAGAAAAAGCGTTTACAAATACACAGATACACAATGGCTACAGTTTGATGAAGACGTAGATGTTGTACCTGGGCCTATAGCAGGTGATACAAACAACACTGTTTATTGGACTGGTCAATCTTTTCCACGTATGGGTAGAAGTACTCAGGTAATAGGTGGAACTGTATACCCTAACGCATTTTTTAGGTTAGGAATTGAATCCCCTCCAAATACGCCAGCTGTAGCAATTAAAACAACAGTGTCTATTAACGCTACGGTAACTACGGGCACTGGTTCTCCTTCAATAACGGTTACCACGGCTAGTAATCATGGGGCTGCAGTTGGGCAATACGTTAAGCTTGCTGGTTTTAGTGCCCAAAATGCAGTTCCTGCAGACAACTTAAATCAAGAACACAAGATATTAACAGTACCGAGTGCTACAACATTAACTTTTAAAGTGTCGGTAGAGGCAACTGGGGCCAGCACTTCTAATAGTGTAACTAATGGGGCTATTTTTAACGCTACAACAGACTCGCTGCCGGACTTTTCTACCTCTTATGTTTATACATTTGTAAGTTCATACGGAGAAGAAGGTCCTCCATCAGCAGCTTCTACTGTAATTACAACAGACGATAACGCTGTAATTACTGTAAGTAACTTGTCAACAGCAGGTGCTAAATCAAATAACAATTTTGGTTCTAGTGCTGGTACAAAACGCATATACAGATCTAATACAGGTTCTAATACCACAGCTTTTCAGTTTGTTGCGGAAGTTGCAATGGCAACTACTAGTTACGAGGATACATCTAACAATAATGAATTAGCAGAAATAATCCCTTCTACTTTTTGGATTGCACCGCCAGATGAAGATACTAATGTATATCCAGACGGACCTATGAAAGGTTTAACCGCCATGCCAAACGGCATATTAGCAGGGTTTACGGGCAAACGTTTGTGTTTTTCTGAAAGGTTTTTGCCTTATGCTTGGCCTGTTAGTTACAGAATAACTTTAGAAGACCCAATTGTTGGATTAGCCGCAGTTGGAAATGGGCTTGTTGTTACTACCGAAGCTAGCCCTTATTTAGTAGCTGGTACTGATCCAGGGTCTATGAGTGCTATGAAAGTAGAATCAACGCAGGCATGTTTAAGTAAAACATCTATGGTAGATATGGGAACGGTAGTTGTATACGCTGGACCTGACGGATTAGTTGCAGCCGCTGGAACTGACGTAAGAGTTATTACAGAAGGAGTAATTACCCCTGATCAATGGCAAGCTCAGTATTACCCAAGCACAATTAACGCTACTTTGTGGAAAGGTAGGTACTTAGGTTTTTATAGCACCGGTTCTGGTTTTGGTGGATTTATATTTGATCCAAGAGCAGAAACCAAAGGTTTTACTACATTAACTGCCAGCGCACTTGTAAGAGGTACATTTACTGACCCCGATGATGGTAACGCTTATTTAATTATTGCCAATCAAATTAAAAAATTTCAAGGTGGTTCAACAGATCAAACTTATACTTGGAAGTCTAAAGACTTTGTTCCCCCTAAACCTACAAGCATGGGCTTTTTAAAAGTAGATGCAGAAGCTTTTCCTGTTACAGTAAAAGTGTATGGAGATGGTTCTGTTATATACCACGCGGTTATAGCAGCTGCAGGCAGCGCCTTTACCGTAACTGGTACTACTCCAAGTTTTAGTGCTGTAACTATTCAAGAGCCAGTTGTAAGACTACCGGCTAGCATGAATAAAGACTTTGCAGTAGAAGTGTCTTCTGCAAAAGTGGTAAACGAAGTTTGTATTGCTGAATCAATAGATGAACTAAGAGGGATCTAATGCCTGAGACTAAAGTTCCAGCCATTAAAAATATACCGGCAAAAACAGATCCCGAAACTAAACTTGCTTTAGAATCTATAAAAGAAGCAGTCGAAGTGCGACTGGGCAGGAGGGGGGATCCTAAAGATAGAGCTGTAACTTTACGCGAACTTATAGACAGCGGGTTAGCTACAGATCTAGCACAAGAACCATACAACCCTAACACTGGCGCAACAGGTTTTGCCCCACTTAGAGAAACACAAGGAGACGTAATTGTACCACCAGCTCCTACAGTGCTTACTGCTAGTGGCTTATTTACCGATGCTTTGTTGTCTTGGAACCAATCTACAAATACTGCGCCCTATGGCAACCATGCTTTTACAGAGATTTGGAGATCACAGGCTGAAGATTTAAGTAGTGCTGTATTAGTTGGTACTACTAGTGCTTTTATATATACAGACAAAGGACTTGAGTATGATAGTACTTATTATTATTGGGTAAGGTTTGTAAGTACTTCTAACATTCCAGGGCCTTGGTCAAACATGGCTAGTGCCACAACCGTTGAAAACATAGCGGCTACAATGACCGCGCTTAGTGAAACTTTAGCAAGTCTTCCTGGATATAATTTAATAACTACAACAGCGGCAGCAGCTACTGTAATTAAACAAAGTAGTTCTCCAAGTGCCAGGGCCGACGGTTCAGCAATAGGAA